TTAGCCACCTGTCTTGTAGAAGCCAGTGCCTTTGAAGTGGACTGGGTTTGGGGAAAACTTTTTCTCCATACGGATACCACAATTACCGCAGTTGATTATGTGGTCTACGTATACAGAAAACTCTTGTTCAATTATTACATTGCAGGCTGGGCAGGAGAATTCATAGACAGGCATCGTCTTCCTCCTTTGGTGTGGGTAGTGTGACCATACTTCCGCAGGATGCGCACTCACCATCTAGGAAATAAAAAGAAACTTCGCCGTCCATAAATCCACCTAACATTACGAATACCTCACAGCCACATACGCAGATGTCACCTATCGGTGTATCCCGCAGGTCCATTGCCTTGCTGTAGTCTACCCGACGAAGCAACTCACGGATGTCTTTACTCTCCGTCATCGTCCTGTTCCATTTGTTGTACATCTTCATCAGGGTATGGTCTCCATCCGCCTAGATTTCTAATTAATGAATTGATAGCACGCTGAACTTTCATTCTTGCGCCATCTACTGTTGTCTTAAGGTCCTTTGCTACCAGGCTCCACTCGCTGTTGTCTGTGCTGAATCTGACCCGAAGGACATTCTGTTTAGCCTCTGTTAGTTTGAAGAAAGCATTGGCTATATCTGACCGTAGAACTAGCCAGTTGTTGCCGTCATTGCTGGGTTCTGACTTGTTGAACTTAAAGTTCAGGTCTTTAATCTTGGTAGGTATCTCGTATGACTCTGCAATTATGCTGGGCAGGAAGGCTTCTACTACTGAGGAGTCGTAGTAGTAGATATCTAGCAACTCGTAGCCAACTGCCTTGGCTTTCTCCTTCTCACAAAACTTGATAGCAGCATTGCGCAGGGACTTTGCTATCAACTTGTCCATATCTTTGCGGTCTAACTGAGACCACTCAACATACTTTGTGGGGTGGGTGATGAACCACATCCAGAGAATCTGCTGTATATCAAGAGCCTCAACCATTGGGTACTTCCTGTGATACTCAATGGAGAGTGACGCCACTAGGGTGTCATACTCGTTTAGATACTCCGCCTCCACCTGTGCCTTCCCATTGTCCTCTTTGCACTAATAGTCCTATTATAGCATAGTTAGCCAAATCAATTAGGGTATCCTCAATAGATTCATAGTTCGGCGTGTCGTTCTTTTTATAGTAAAGACTTTGCAACCGCTCTAACTTGTCGTGCATCCTAATGATTAGCCCATTCATTGCACCGCCTGGAGCATTGGCTATGTTGTATGGCCCATAATCCTGGTGCTTGCGAACCATAGTAATTTTTAGTTCCGTGAGGATTTCATCTAGGTCTTTAATGTCCTTCATCCAGCACCTCTCTTAACTTCTCGTCAAACTCTAGCATTGCATCTTGTATTAATACTTCTTCCACTACCTCTTCGCCATCACCTTGAACTGCTGCTACTAAGACATTGGCTAGTAGGGTGAGCAGCATCTGGGCTGCTTGTCTGTCTCGTTTGTTGGCTTCGTAAATATCTTTTAGTGCTGAGAGTAGGTCTATACCTTTGGTCTCTGATAGGGGTAGCCCTAGCATCAGTGGGTTATCTTTGATGTAATCCCATACTGTATCTTCTGGTTCATCCTCCCAAGCATTTTCTGATTTTGTCATTCAGAAACTCAACTCCTTCTTGTATAACAATGCTATTGACATCGTGCCCTTCTGGCATTTGAACTATGTTTACATTGCCTAACTCTCGGCTTATCTTCTTGCCGAACTCTAAGCCAGGTGCATCACCATCTGCTAGAACAATGACGACATCAAAGTCGTCTAGTATCTTGCTGTAGTAAGGCTTCCAGTTGTTAGCACCAGGTATACCTACGGCTGGGTGATTACCTTTGGCTGCTACTGTGATGCAGTCAATCTCACCCTCGGTGACGCAGATGTATTGGTCTGCTGTTAGGACTGCCTGAGCGTTGAACATAGTTGTCTTGGCTCCTGGCAGGCCGATGTACTTGGGGTCCTCTCCGTGGATTGAACGAAACCGCAGGTCAACGACGCCTGACGGGGTGGTATAGGGGATTACTAACTTACCCTTGTAGCCTTCGTGACCTGGTAATGGATTGTCCACTACTCCCAAATGAAACTTCTTGGCTTCGTCTACCGACAGACCCCGCGTTGCCAGATAGTCTGCGGCTAGGTGAATGTGCTGGGCGTATTGTTGTGTTGCCTGTAGGAGAAATTGTCTCTGCGAATTTGACAGCCTCACGATAGTTACCTCCTTCCTTATACATAATCAAGTCGTATACATCGCCACCGACTCCACAGCCGTGGCATTTAAATCTGTTCTCATCAAAGTTGACACCTGCTGATGCGTGTTTATCTCCGTGGAACGGGCATCTAATCTTGCGCCAACCACTGCCTCTCGCAGGCAGGGTGGCGCCTACATAAAGTAAGTAATCTTCAATGCTATGTTTTTCCATCTGCTTGTTTAAGCAGTGCTAACCAGACACTCGCTGGCATCGTGGCATACCACTCGCCTACATCTCCTTTCCCTTTTCGTTTGTGTATAACTACTCCAGTCCAAGCACTATCGTTTTTCATTTCTACTTCTAACTCTGCTGTCCAACCTGCAAGGTCCATCTTTGCGTGGTTCTTAATCTCAATAGTTACACCTGGCACACCGCTTATATCGCCTTTGTCTAGGGTTGCTCCTGCGAGTCTGCGGTCTGCATACTTGTAACCATTGGCTTTTAACCAAGCAACAACATCTCGTTCTGCTTGGCTGCCCTTGCGTTTGGCTGGATTACTCAAGTCCTATTGCGTCCCTTGCTATCTCATATATCTTGGTACTGATTTGATTATACAAGTCGTCATTGTTATACAACTCATCAACAACTATATTCCACTCACCTTCTGTGAGTGCTCTACCTATTAGTACTTCAATGTCTGCTTGTGAATAAGTGCTGTCCCATACTTTAGTTTCCATACATCGGCTCCTGCATATACTTGACCTGGACATCATCCAGGTACATATTGTCTGGATTAAAGGCAAGACTTACATAGTTGTTACCTGTCTGGTCTGCTCGCCCGTATCTGTTTTTGACTGGGGCTACGCAGAGATAGGTCTCGTCACCTTGTTTCATCTGCCCGATAGTCAGAACCATTGCTGGTATCTGGTTGACCAGACCCTGAATGGCTGACCGTGGCTGACAAGGATAGCCCTCAAAGCCTTCCTTGGTATGGTGCAAGACAAGCACGGCTGAGTTGGTATCTCTTGCAAGGTACTTCAACTCTTTCATTGCTGCTCGCATACCTTGGAACTCTTCGTGGCCATCCATTGCTATGTCCATTAGGTTATCTACAACGATAAGCGTAGGGCTTCTGCCCCATACAGTTTCAAATGCTGACACCTCATCATCTAAATCTTTTAGAGTAGGCGTAGACTCAAAGGACCAAAAGAGATGGTTGTTGATAACCAATACTTCTTCTGCTTTCTCCGGTTCTTTCTTAAGCAATTGCTCTGCTGCTTGCTGTGAGATACGACTAGACATTGCAACTAATCGCATAGCCATAGTGTGAGCATTGGTATCTGCGCTAAAGTACAGCGTAGGAACCTTGGCTCTGGCTGCGATTGCCAGTGCAACTGATGACTTACCAGCACCAGGAGTGCCAGCAATCATTGTGATTTCTGCACGGCGCAGAATAATTCCTGCTCGTTCAAATGCCGCAAAAGCGGGGGGCAATGGTTCTCCCCCCACCTCTGCTTTGCTAATGCTACGTTTTAGAGTTCTCAAGTTCTACCTCTTTACCACATCTAGTGCAATAGATTTTTCCGTTGATAAGTGAACTCCAATAAACGTGTCCAATTACTTTGCAAATCCACATTACTTAACCTGGTCTGGTACGAATGTGTTCCACTCTGGTGTGCCAACTCTGGCATAAACATTCTTGCACTTATCAAATGCACCCTTGGGTGCAGGGCAGAAGTAACCACGATACATACGACCGTCTTTACCTGTTCCCTGAATCGCTGTCATCTTACCGTGAGGGCAAGCCCGACCACCGATTGATGGTGCTGATGTTTCTGGTGCTGAATATTCCTGAGCCAGATATGTATTCCCTGTCTCACGAACTTCTGTGTTGATAATACTTGCGCCCAAACTGGCTGCCACCTGTGCTGGTGTCATTGCTGTTGGGCTATGTAAGTTTTTTGATGCGCTCTCTAGTTCTGTGACGGCAGACTTGATTGCTTCCAACGCATCAACTACAAGGTTATCTAGTTGCGCTCCTGTTTCTGCGCGGACGGTAATCAAACTACCTGCTGCTGATTTAACTGTGATACTGATTGGTGCCTCAGTTGATGACACTATCTTCTCCTTGCTCTGGGATTGGAGTGATGAGACCTTTCTTGTCTCGCCACTGTCTGACTTTCATAGCGAATTGTAATCCTTTCCACCCTTCTGCGATGTCAATCCAGACTAGTTTGCACAAGCCTGTGCCTGCAGGAAGATGGATAATGATTGCTTTCTCTTGGTTGACATTACCCCAAGAGCCACGGCTACCCGTAGCAACATCATACGGGGAGCCGTATGCATATATTGCTAACTGAATTGCTATGTTATTAGGGTGGTCTATCCGACCTGTCTTTATATCTGCAATGAACAACTCGCCATTGTATTCAACAAGTCTGTCTGGTGTGCCAGCAATCTTGTATTTGTCTAGCACGCAGAATTGTTCTATGTAAATCTTATTTAGTTTTTTTGTTGCTGACTCATAGGCTCGGATGTCTCCGGCCCATTCGTCTGGGATAGGTCCAAGTTCCTGTCCCAAATCTAGTTTCTCTGCGTAGGTATGCAGGGCTGTGCCGATGGTTGCTGCACGGCTTGCGCCTGCTACTTCCATAGCATCTTCTATGTATCTGTTGATAGCCATCTTGTCGTCTTGTGCTGCGTTAATTGCTAGTAGCAAGTCACTACGCACAGATAAACCTATGGCTGCCATCCGCATTTTCCAAGCGGTCAATGCTGCTGGGTCATCCAGACTGTTGGCTATTGTGGTAGCCCTGGTGTAGGCAACTGGTTTGCCACCTTTAGGTGGCTTAACTAGTGGGCGACCATAACGGTCGCGCTCAATCTCTACTCGCATTTGTCCCTAAGCGTCTCCTTGTTATGAGGGTGGGCTGGATAAGGAGACGAGTCAAAAACCAGCCCACTCTCGTTGGAGAATAGTACCAGGGAAAATGAAAGAAAACCTGGCACTATTCAAGTCGGCGTGTTATTGCTGCTCTACGCTTTCTACCTCAACAGACCAGTCATTAAGGTCACCTTCACCGCTGTATTCTGCGGTGAGATAGTTCTCAACTGCGTCTCTAGCATCATCTTCTGAGTCAGCCTCAATGTCTGTAATTTCAAAGTTGATAGTACCTATTACTGTGAACAAAGACTTAAGTTTGCCAGCACCAATTGATTCTAGTAATTCATTGACATCATCTACGGTGCAAGTAATCTCTGACTCACCTGAATCATAACGGTCATTAAAAAACTCAAAGACCTTATGTCTGATGCTAGCCTTTTCAGTAGCCATCGTATAGTATTGATTATCTTTGATTTCTAATTTACTGCGTAGTTCAGCACGCTCATCAAGAGCGGCTGTTACCATATCTTGCGTGAACTTTGTTTGGTTGCCATCTTTATCTGTATATATTAGTTCCACTGTCAGTCTCCTTATACTGTTAGTAGTTCTAGTGCTCGTAGTTTCAGACCATCTGAGCGACCAGCCATAGCCCTGAGACCAGGCTTGGTGTTTGCTTCAGCGTTGTGGTCTGCGTATTCAACGACTGCTTGCCACAAGCCGAACTCCGTATCACGGATGTTCTCCTGTGTTGGGCTGTTGGCGAAGATGTTCATAGCCGCGTGCCTTGCTTTGTTGGCACGAGTTAGTTGCATCTTCTCACCCACGGATAGAAGATGCAATGGCTTATCTTCTACTGTGGTAGGTAGCGGAAAGACTTTCTTGAAATAGTTAAGAGCGTGCTCACGGCTAGCCTCTTTGGTTAGCAAGTGGTTTGCTATATCAGAATACATCTGCACATTTTCATAGGTTAGCCCTAGTATGTGGCGTATCTGAGCGACATCTAGTTTGCCGTTAGATGTGTGCTTGAGAGTGTAGGTAAACTTGTTATTGTTCCTAAAGATTTTGTTAATCTGATTAGAACAGAACAAGCGCTCAATGATTGGCTTGATGATGACCGAACTGCTGCCATCGTGGCTGGTTCTAGCCAGGATGAAGGCTGCGTGTGGGTCATTGGCTACATTGATTTCGTTAGGTAGTTGTAGCAACATCCATACTTTAGCGCCGTCTTCATACTCGCCTGCTGCTGCATAGCGAGCCTCACCTGAATCAATCAGAGTATCTAGCGCTGAGAATATCTCACCATTCTGGAATATCTGATAGCGGTTGCCGACTACACCGATGCTAGTTACCTGGCCGAAGGGAGTAGTTTTGATGACTGCTTGTTTGTTGCGGACTGGAATTGATATTGGCTGACCTGCACCTGGTATTACATATGATGCTGTCATAGGGTGTAGTGATACTGACCAGTCAAGACCTGCTTGTCTGGCTACATCAGATGCTGATGTGGCCGTAACTGCGCTGCCTGATTTGAGCCAGTTGGATAGGTTTTTCTTGGGAACGGCTGTTAATGCGGCCGTCATTCTGTCTCCTTTACTTGTAGTACTGCCCAGGTATTACCTTCATTTATGTTAACTAGTAGTTGACTAAGAAGGCTGCTTGCTGCTTGGCTGAAGAACTCAACACGCTGTTCTTCTGTCATAGCCTGGATGCGTGAGACATCCATTGTGTTTGTATCTTCATTGATTACTGTCTCTAGGATTAGAGGCTTGTGGGTTATCTTCATTTACTGTCTCCTTATAGATACTTGGTGATGCCGCCATAGGTTGCAGTGCTGATGAGTTCATCATCGCACATCTTAAGAACGCGGATAGCATTCTCAATCTCTTC